TCATTCATCACTATTCACCCATTCTATTATTTCATTGGGCTGTACATTGAAATGATTACATATCTTATCGATTACTTCCATAGAAACATATTCATTCTTCCCCATTTTGGCCATGGTTGCAGTAGCTAGACCCAATTCTTCTCGCAACTGTGTTTTGTTTAAGTCGTGTTCTAGTAATAGTCTCCATAACGGTTTGTACGAAAATGGCATATGTGATTACCTTCTTTCATTTATACTGAATATTACTCTGTATTGTAATATGAAATATTTATGAAAGCAAATATTGTTATCAAGTGATTCGGAATCTTATAGGAAATATCTAAAAAATATTACGGCTTTAAGTTGTGTTGTTTTGTTATTGAAGTGATAAATTTATATTATCGAAATAATGCAAAGTGATTAATGAAACTTAACCAAACATTTGTTTGTACCCTAATTAGAGTACACCTATAACTGTACCCTACGTAGAGGACAGTGCCGTACCCTACGTAGAGGACAGTGTCGTACCCTACGTAGGGTACAGTAAAAATAGTTTCTTCATATAATGTCAAAACCCTAAAGAAAATATTAAAGAAAATATATAAAGAAATACCTCTTAAAAGAATAAGGGAGCAATTATACATGAAAATAGAAACGGTTAGTATCGAGAAAATTAACCCAGCTGCGTATAATCCTAGATTGGATTTGAAGCCAGGAGACGAAGAGTATGAGAAACTCAAAAGATCCCTGAAAGAGTTTGGATATGTTGAACCACTTGTTTGGAATAAACGAACTGGAAACCTAGTAGGTGGTCATCAACGATTAAAAATATTGCTAGAGCAAGGCATAAAAGAAGTGCAGGTATCTGTAGTAGATTTAGATCCTAAGAAGGAAAAAGCGCTCAATATAGCATTAAATAAAATTACCGGTAGTTGGGATGAGCATAAATTAGCTGAATTACTGCAGGAGTTATCTGATACCCCTTTAGGAATTGAAATAACTGGATTTGCTAAAGATGAACTGAGCGATTTAATGGCTGATTTACCAAATGATACAGAAATTGAAACTCCTGTAGAAGATGATAATTTTGACGTTGATGAAGCTGTTGAAAATATTGTAGACCCAGAAACAAAGTATGGCGATGTTTGGAAGCTGGGTCGTCACCTATTAGTATGTGGAGACGCTACTAAAACAGAGGATATCAATAAGCTGATGGGTGATGATAAAGCGGACCTCGTTATTACTGATCCTCCCTACAATGTAGCGGTAACAAGCGAATCTAAGGAATTGAGCCAATCTGGTAGAAATTCCATCATGAATGACGATATGTCAGCTGTGGAATTTGACAGTTTCCTAGATGGTGTATTTAAGAATTATGCATATTTGATGAAAGATACAGCTGCGATTTACGTGTTTCATGGTTCTTCCTATCAAAGGGAATTTGAAAATGCAATGAATAAAAATGGTATAGTGGTACGTTCGCAATGTATTTGGGTTAAGAATTATCCTTCGTTTGGTTGGAGTCAGTATCGATGGCAACATGAACCTGTATTTTATGCTTACAAAATGGGAAAATCGCCCGTTTGGCATGGAGACAGGAAACAAACTACAGTTTGGAGAGCCGGATTACCTGCAGAAGCACCAATCCCGACAACAATTTGGGAAGTGGATAGAGAAAATGTAAATGGCTATGTTCATCCTACGCAAAAGCCCTTAGATTTGATAGCAATCCCATTAAAAAACAGCAGTAAAAGGAAAGATATTGCCGTAGATTTGTTTGGAGGTAGTGGTTCTACTTTAATGACATGCGAACAAGCGGGTCGGGAATGTAGAACAATGGAGTTAGACCCTGTTTTTTGTGATGTTATTAAGCAGCGCTTTTTCGAATACACAGGTATTGAACCAATATTACTGAATGCATAAAAAATAAAAAGAGAGAGGTGCTGGAACACCCCTCTCCCAAACGTGCCGAAAACACCGGCAGAGATAGTGGAAAGCTGTGGCCACAGATGTCTAAAAGCCACTATCTCACTTTCATTATATTTGAAAGACCGGTGAGAGGCAATGAAAAATACAAACAAATGTTCTAAAAAGGATTTAATTATAGATCATGAAGCAATGTTAGTTAGTGAAATAATCGAATCAAAGGAAAAATATCGAAAAATTATACAGGCTGGTATAGCGCAGTGGATTAGAGATTTTCAAAGTGGCAAGATAAAAATTTCTACTGTGGATGATTTGAAAAAGCTTATTGAAATAGATTTGGAATTACAGAAAGACGAGTATTAAAAACGAACATAAACATTAATTTATTGTCGGGGGTGGGTGATGATGTAAATGCCTAGACCAAGAGATCCAAGACGGGAAGAAGCTTTTTCCATTTGGAAAGAAAGTCAAGGAAATAAAAAATTAAAAGATATTGCTGAGGAACTTGGCGTATCTCCCAGCACAATACGAAAATGGAAATCCCAAGATAAATGGGATAAAGATTCTAAAGAGAGCGTTCCTAGATCCAATAGGAGCGCTCCTAAACGTGGTGCACCAAAAGGAAACAAAAACGCTAAAGGAAATAAAGGCGGAGGTGCTCCACTAGGCAACCAAAATGCCAAAGGAAATCGTGGAGGTAGACCGCCTTTTGGAAATAAGAATGCAGTCACCACTGGCGAATACGAAACAATTATGTGGGACTATCTGGACGATGACGAAAAAGAACTCTTTGAGGCCATTGAAACGGACCCACTCTATCAAATTGATATTACTATTCGTGAACTCTCCATTCGACAGAGAAGAATGATGAAACGTATTAAGGTGTTGGAAGATGGATTAACTGAGCCGGAGAGACGTGTATTGCAGGAACTGAAAAATACTAAGGATATTCACGTTGTAGAAAAAAATGGTGTACAAGTAAAGGTTCCAGTCAAAAAATCAGCTTTAGTAGTTACTGAAATAGAGGAAACGCAGTATAGAAAGATCGATGACATATTAAATATCGAAGAAGCTTTAACGAGAATTACTAACCAGTTAGTTAAAGCTATTAAGCAGAAGCATGATATTCAGAAATCTTATGGAGAACAACCTTTAAAAGAGGAGCTGTTACAGGCTAATATTGATAAAACAAAAGCCGAGGTTGAAAAAATAACAGACAACAATGACAGTGATCCAATTGAAATCATGATAAAGCGAAAAGGTGATTCATCATGATAGAAAAAGAAGTAAATCCTCATTTTGAAAACTTTCTCTTTAACTGGAATCAAAAGTTTCAGTTTCTTGTTGGTGGTTACGGCTCAAGCAAGAGCTATCATGTTGCGCTAAAAATCATTTTAAAGCTGTTACAGGAAAAACGAACAGCATTGATAGTAAGGGAGGTTTACGATACACATAGAGACTCGACCTATTCCCTATTGGAAGAAATTATCATTGATTTGGGATTAGCTCACAAAATTAAGTGTATTTCCTCTCCTATGCAGATACGTTTTCCTAATGGCAGCAAAATTATATTCAAAGGTATGGATAAACCTGAAAAGCTCAAGTCAATTAATAATGTTTCACTTATTTGGATAGAGGAATGTTCCGAGGTTAAATATGAAGGCTTTAAAGAGTTAATAGGGCGATTAAGACATCCTACATTAAAGCTGTATATGATACTGTCCACAAATCCGGTGGATGAAGGTAATTGGACATATTCCCATTTCTTTATTAAAAACAAAGGTCAAGAAGATGAACAAATTATATTGGATGATGAGGAGCTATATAAAAAACATGAAGTTGTAAAAGGAGAAACGTACTATCACCATTCAACCGTGGACGACAATTTATTTATGCCGGATAGTTACGTTCAGGAATTAGAGAATACAAAAGTATATGACCTTGATCTTTATAGAGTGGCTCGTAAAGGACGTTATGGCGTTGCGGGTAAAAAGGTATTACCGCAGTTCGAAACTATGCCACATGAGCAAGTTATGAAAGAAATTAACGCCATCTATAAGCCTTTATATCGTAACGGGATGGACTTTGGATTTGAGGATTCATATAATGCTTTATTACGCATGGCTATAGATGATGAAAATAAAATTCTTTATATCTATTGGGAGTACTATAAGCGTGGTAAAACAGATCCAGAAATAGCAGACGATCTTCAAGAATTCACTGAAACAAAAGAACGGATAAAAGGTGATTCAGCAGAACCAAAAACCATCTACTATTTAAAAAAGCGTGGTATCAATATTTCGGGAGCGTACAAACCAAAAGGTTCTCGTTTACAAAACACAAAGAAGATAAAAAGATTTAAACGCATTGTTTGTTCAGACCAATGCCCAAACACGATTAGAGAGTTAAAGAATCTCACATATAAAAAGGATAGGCATGGCAATACAATTTATGATGAGTTTAATATTGACCCTCATACATTTTCAGCCATTTGGTACGGATTAGACGACTATGAGGTTGTGGATTTGAAAGATAAAAAAGAAAAAATAAAAGCCATAAAAAAACTAGGCTTGTAAGGGAGGGATAAAGATGGCACATGTTAATAATTTTGAGAAGGGATTAGATACAGATAATAGTCCAAAAAGGCGTTTCAGTAAAGAAGCTAATATGCAATACACCTATAGTTCGGCTGAAGATTTATTAAATAAACTGGATGACTTATCTGAAATGATCAAACATCATATAGAGCATCAAAGGCCACGACTTAGCGTTTTAGAAGATTATTATAAAAACGATAATACAGCTATATCTACATTAACAAGGCGCAAAGACACAGATAAAGCAGACTATCGGGCAAGACACGCTTTTGCGGAATACGTTTCTATTTTTATACAGGGGTTTTTAGTTGGTATTCCTATATCAATTAACCACCCTGATGAAGCAACGCAAGAAAAGATAGATCAAATAAATGAAGTAATTGAAGATGCTGCGCTTAATGCTGATTTGATATTAGATTTATCCATTTATGGGCGTGCATACGAGCTATTACACAGGAACCAACAAGATCAAACCAAAGTGCATTTATCTTCTCCTTTAGAAACTTTTTTGATACGTGATGAAACTATTGAACAAAACGTAATCGCAGGTGTTCGGTATTTTCAAGTCAATCGTAATAAACAAAATGCTATTAAGGTAGAGCTGTATACCAAAGATAAGGTATATCATTTTTACTCTACTAATTTTGGAAATTATAAACTACGATTTGATAAAGATGAAAGTCATCCGTTTGGTGAAGTACCTATTATAGAGTATGCGAACAATCGATTTAGACAAGGGGATTTTGAAATGGCTTTAGACCAAATTGATTTATATGATGCAGCTCAATCAGATACAGCTAACTATATGGCAGACTTTAATGATGCGATGTTAAAAATAATTGGTGATATGGAATTTGGAGAAGAAGAAGCAAAGGACATGAAAAAATCGAACATCCTATTTTTAGAAACACGATCTGATAACAGTAAAGCTGATGCAGACTATATTTATAAGAAATACGATGTAGCTGGTTCCGAGGCATATAAAGGACGAGTACAGACAGACATTCATAAGTTCACATTTACACCGGACTTAAATGATGAAAATTTCAGTGGTGTGCAATCAGGAGAAGCGATGAAATACAAGCTGTTTGGCTTGGAACAAATTCGCATAACCAAAGAAAGGTTATTTAAACGATCTCTCAATAGAAGATATAAATTAATAAACAATGTAATGGCATTAGCCCAAGAAGCAAAAGAGGGAGAATTTGATGGTCTAACGTTTAAGTTCACTCCTAATCTACCGAAGAGCACGAAAGAAGCTGTGGACATGTTTAATAGCCTTGGCGGCCAATTGTCGGAGAAAACAAAACTAAAGACCATACCAATGATTGTAGAAAAGCCAGAGGAAGAATTAGAACAACTTAGAGAAGAACGTAAAGAGACACGCCCCGGTCAATACATGGACATGCCGCCGAATTGAGGTGTTTTTAAGTGCCTGAACAAGAAAGCTATTGGGAAAAGAGAGAAAAAGACCATATCAAAAGAGAACAGATGAAAGACGAGGAAGTAGCCAACGAAATAGAAAAGATAGTACAGATTGCTTTACTGGAAGCTGAAAAAGAAATAAGAAACTTTTATTCTAGATATGCAGGAAAAAATAATTTAACTCCTGCAGAAGCAAAAAAAGCAATATCTGAATTTGATGTACAAGCTTTTGAAACTATTGCAGCAAAGTATGTAAAAGAGAAAAATTTTAGTGACAAAGCTAATAAAGAGCTATACACGTACAACACTAAAATGCGCATTAACAGGCAAGAACTACTTATGATGTATTTAAATGCTCATCTTACTGCAATGGCTGACGAACAGGTAAAGACAATGCAATCATACTTTGAAGATGCAGCTAGTTCAGAAGTTGCTAGGCAAGCTGGAATATTGGGTGCTAATATCGTGATTACTAAACCAACCCTTTTGTCCATCGTTGGAGCTTCTTTTCACGGTGCTGTATGGTCTACACGTATTTGGGATGATATGGTGGGATTACGGGAAGAATTAGATAGAATTATAGCTAGTTCTATTACTCGTGGAGCGCATCCTGATAAATTTATTAAAGATATACGGGAACGGTTTAACGTTTCTACGTTTAACGCCAGAAGGTTATTAATAACTGAGGTTGCTAGAGTACAAACGGAAGCGCAAAAGATTTCCTATCAAAAGATCGGTGATGAAGATGCGGAATATGAATTTATCGCTCTTATGGATGACAGGACTACGAAAACATGCAAGCATTTGAATGGTAAAAAGTTTAAAGTTAAGGATATGAAGCCAGGTATTAATGCACCTCCTATGCATCCTTTTTGTAGATCAAGCACTGCATTAGATTTAGGAGATTGGCGTACTAAATTCTTTGAAGAAAAGAAGAAGACTTATTCATTGGATGTTGACGATGACAACCTAATTGAAAATAGTGCATCCGATGATAATGAATATAAGACGTATCCTGTAAAAAAATCCAATGTACCATGGAATGAACACTTTGACATTAGCGAAAAAGCTAGCAGTATATTGAACGGTATTCATACTGAGTTGAACGAGTTTATGAATAAAAACCGACGCGAGAAACTTTTCTTACTCAACAAAGAAGCAAATGATATTGTAAATGAATTGGAAGGTAACGCTATTGATCAAATTGATTTTACTAAGGAATTGATTAAAGTATTAAAGGAATCGAATGCGAACAGCTTAGTTTTGGCTCACGTACATCCATCTAAAACGCCATTTTCAAGGTATGACATTAAGGCATTAGTTAAATATAATTCTATCAGTGAATTAACGCTAGAGGGTGTGGATGGAAGTAAGTATCTGTTAACAAGAGGTTCATTTAAGTCAAGTTATATAAATAAGTTAACATTTGACAATAAATATGAGAAAATATACTGGAGTGTAGCGGCAAAATATCCTGATTTAGAAGATGAAGTTAAGCGCGTAGAAATATGGGATGATTTTATGCTTGAGGTTAATAAGGAAGTCGCTAATTTCTATGGAATGAAATTCAAGAAAGTTGAGTGATTGATATGAAAGAGCAACTGTTAAAGCTCACCCTTCCAAAAAAGTACAAAGAGAATTTATTTCAATACACTCCTGGCTTAGATAATGTACCTGAATGGATTGACCTTCCAGGTTATACAAAAGAACAGTATCAAAAGCTTACAACTTTAGTTAGTATTGAGTATATGAAATATACGTTAAGTGAAGCTATGAAAGATAATGAGATAACTCAAGATGAAATTGAACTAACCAAACAAATGATTGACGCACGAATAAAAGAATATAACGAACTGTAAGCACTAGCTAAGTTTTAGACTTAGCGTAGTGCTTTTTATTATATAAAATAGGAGGTGTGTTTTATGGAACGGTATCTTAAATCCATTGATAAGAGTTTAAAAACGATAGCGAAAGAATTAAAAAAGATGAATGATATTAAACAGCAGGCAGAACCATTTGAGAAGAAATATAAAGATGCATCTTGCTGTGATGTGGATATTGAAAATATAAGGCCTGAAGGTAGTATTTAATAAATAAAAATATTTTGGGAGGATATTAAATGAACAACCAAATCGAAAATAACTTTAGCTATCATGCACCAAAAGAAGGGCAACCAGAAAAATACACAGCCATAAGAGAAAAAGCGAAGGAACTGGCTTATTTGATTGATGAAGTTTGTCCTAATAGTCGTGAAAAGTCGGTTGCATTAACTAATCTGGAAACATCTATCATGTGGGCGAACGCCTCTATTGCTAGAAACGAATAACCCTCGTCTTTTGCCAACAGACGTCATAAACAGGGCTTTTTATTATACAAAAATCAATCGTGCACGGGCATTTACAACTCAATAGAGTAAATACATTATGAAGGTCGTAGATGGGCTTATATGGCGTATCTGGGGCTTTTTTTAATGCATTGAAATAGGTAGTCAATAGTGCGTGTGTGGGATAGGAGGAAATGAAATGTTAGAAGGTATGAAAAAACAAATAAAACCATTAAAAATGCAGTTACAATTTTTTGCGGAAGGTGATTTAGATCCAAAAGATCCACCTGAAGCTTCGCCAGAAGATGACCCGAAAGGTGATCCGGAAGAAAAAGAAACTTTCACAAAGTCGGAAGTAGACAGTCGTATTTCAAAAGCTGTTGAAAATGCAATTAACAAACAGCGTTCCAAGTGGGAAAAAGAAAAACAACAAGCCATAGAAGATGCCAAAAAAGATGCTGCTGAGTACGCCAAAATGACAGAAAAGGAAAAACAAGAAGCTGACTATGAAAAACGCATTAAACAGCTTGAACAACGGGAACGTGAACTGAATTTAAAACAGCTACATTCAGCGGTTGAATCTGACTTGAAAGAAGATGGATTGCCTACTGAATTTGCAGAATCCCTAATTCATTTAGGTGACAACGAAAAAATTAAAGAGGCTATTGCCGGGATTAAAAAGCAATTTGATGAGGCAGTCAATGCAGCTGTTAAGGAAAAACTAAGGCAAAATACGCCTGAAGTTAGGAATACTAAATTAGGAAGCAGTCTTTCAACAAGTAAAGCTGAAATGGCTAAGAAAGCTAGAATTATATAATTAGGAGGAATATAGAAGATGACACAAAAACAACAACCATTAAAAATGCATTTACAGTTTTTCGCTCAAACCTTCAGCCCGGATAATGTAATGGTATACGAGGCTAAAGACGGTACCATTCCGGATAAATATAACGAATTGATTTTAAATGATGTCATGCAAAATTCCAAGATCATGCAGTTGGGTGTTTATGAGGAAATGTCGGAAAAAGAAAAGAAATTTAGTTACTTTGCAGAAGGACCAGGAGCATATTGGATAAATGAAACAGAAAAAATCCAAACGTCTAAAGCAACCTGGTTAGAGGTAACTATGCGTGCTCATAAATTAGGGGTGGTTCTACCAGTTTCACGAGAATATCTGCATTACAAAATGGCAAACTTTTTTGAAGTGATGCGCCCTAAAATCGCAGAAGCTTTCTATAAAAAGTTTGATGAAGCTGGCATTTTAAATGTAAACAACCCTTTTTCACAGTCTGTTGAGCAATCAGCGGAAAAAGCTGGGAGCGTTGTTACGGGGAATATCACATATGACAACATCCTCTCTGTACAAGATAAGTTGAATGATCATGATGAAGAGCCTAATGCATGGATTTCAAAAACGCAAAATCATACTGCTCTTCGTGAAGCAACTAAAAAAGAAAATGGGGTATTACAATCCCTTTATGATCGAGGAAATAAAACGATTGATGGCATAACCACTGTTAACCTTAAATCTAAAAACATGGAAAAGGGCACGCTTTATGCTGGCAACTTTGATCATTTACGTTATGGCATCCCTTTTAACATCAATTACAAAATTTCCGAGGAAGCCCAATTGTCTACCATAACCAATGAGGATGGCAGTCCGATAAATCTATTCGAACAAGAAATGGTTGCCTTACGTGCCACTATGGATGTTGGTCTAATGATCATAAAAGATGGGTCCTTTGCAAAGTTACAGCCAAAAGAAACCGAAAAACCGACTCCCTAATGAACCCCTACCAATAGGGGACGCAAAAATTGGAGGCACCCTAAAAATCGGGTAATAACAAAGGAGGAATTTAAGAATGGCTACAAAAGAAGACTTAAAAAAAGTATTTGTGACTGGTGCTGTTCCGACGGAGAAAAACTTCCACGATTTGATCGATGTTGCTGGTTCTCCTGGGGGAAAAGGTGACCCAGGAAAATCAGCGTATCAAGTCGCTGTTGATAATGGTTTTAAGGGAACAGAATCTGAATGGTTAGAATCTTTAAAAGGGCCGAAAGGTGATACAGGAAATGATGGGGTTAGCGTAACTGATATTGCATCCGATGGTACGAATATCACCTTTACGTTGTCTGATGGCAGTAAAAAGGAAATCCCTTGGCCAACACAAGGGTGAGGCAACTCGTGGATACTCTAAATAACGTAAAAACTTTGTTGGGTATTGAGGAGGATGACTTACAAGATAGGCCTTTAACGATAATTATTAGCAATGTCCGTGCTCACTTAACATTGTGGTTAAAGAAGCATACGGATTTAAAAGAAATACCCGAAGAATTGAACTTTATCGTTGAAGAACTGGCTATCGCTCGTTTTCAACGTATCGGATCAGAAGCTATGAAATCGGAATCTGTGGAGGGGCATTCCGTCACCTATAATGAGGATGACTTTGCTCCTTATCTATCGATTCTTAGTGCTTATATTCCATATGACGAAGAAAAGAAGCGTGGAAAGGTGTGCTTTTATTGAGGTATACAGACCGTATCACGTTGCATAAGACTTTAGGAAGGCAATATGACCCATCACAAGGGAAAACAGTGATAGCTGTTGATGATGGGGTTGTATTGCCTTGTAATTTGTCAAGATTAGGCATAGAAAACACTGCAACTGCATTTGGTTCTGTTGAAAAAGAGATTGTTGTTGCTAGATTGCAATTCCTGTACACAGATGATGTTGATAAAGCGGTTATTTCTGATCAGAAATATAAAATCTTAAAACACATTCCACACAAACGGAAAAGCGTGTTTTATTTAGAGGGTGTTGACGAATGGACTTAGACGATTTAATTGATCAATTTGACCGAATGCATGATGAAATTGAGGACGATGTTGGGAAAATCGTTAAAAATAACACCATTGAAATGACAAAAGAAACAGTAGGCAATGCTGAAAAGCGATTTGATAAGGGATATGCCACTGGTTATACGGCACGAAACATTGAAACAGATGTAATAGATAAGCTGCATGCAAAAACAGTCTCTAAATCAGAGCATTCGGGTTACTTAAATTATGGTACTAGATTTATGAGTGCAACGTGGTTTTTACGAGACGCCTATTTAAACCAGCGGGAAAAAGTCCATAAAGATTTAAAAAGATTAGTAGAGTAGGTGAATATATGGAATCACCACAGTTACAGTTGTTTAACCACATATTCAACAGATCATTAGCTCTAGGGTATTCAACCATTGACTATTCTCCAGTGAAGAATAAGGGGTTAACGTATCCGTTCGTATACGTAGGAGAACGGGTTAGTGAGGACATTATAAACAATAAACAGGTTATTACAGGCAGACTATTGCAAACGGTCCATGTATGGGCTTATGCACATAATAGAAGCCTGTTCGATGAGATGATGTTCCGTTTGCAAAACGAATTTAGGAAAATAACAAGATTACCTAACTACTACTTAAAGTTAGAGGGCTTGAACGCCAATGATATGTACGATAACACGACAAGCGATGACTTGCTTCATGGGGTTATTGAAGTAGAGTATCGCTTACTTTAATTTAGGAGGGATTTATATGCCAATTGCAAAAGGTGTGCACAAAGTTCTGTATTTCAGAAAACTGGGTGAGGCAGCCAACGCGGCAAAATTAGTGTTTCAGACTGAACACGCCAAATCATACAAGCGTGATCGGGAAGCAACACCAACCAAAGATGGGAACGTCTCAGGTTCAGGAGCTTTAGAAGATGAAGTGTCTATTTCCGCACTACAATCTACAGACGACCCAACATATACCATGTTAGAGGATTCGATTGTCGAAGATTACCCGGTAGAAATGTGGGAAGTAGATCTAGCTAAGAGAAAAGTATTTAACGAGGGTGGAAAAGAAGTAATAAAGTTTGCTGCCGAATACCGTCAAGGTTATATTACCGAATGGGAAGCTACAAGCTCTGCGGAAGACGATCCAGAGGTAGAAGGGACGTTTCTGACAGAGGGTGTAAGACAAAAAGGGTTTGTAACCTTACCAGAGGGAGACATGGAAACATTAGCTTATGTTTTCCACGATCTTCTGCCGACAGATCCTGCTGATGATGGACTAGCTAAACCACCAGAGAATGATGATACTCCCTAATGAACCCCTTGGAATAGGGGATGCTGAAATTGGAAAAACATTAAAAGTGAAATAGAGAGGGGGACTCCCTCTCTTTAATTATTTTGAGGAGGAATTTTTATGCATATAAATTTTAAAGATAGAGAAATTGAACTCAAATTTGGGCTTCGTACATTAACAGAAATCGACAAGGAACTGGGATTTGAGGTAGAAGGAGCTCGACTAGGTCAAGGTCTAGAAATGCTAGTACCTAAGCTGGAATCTGGGAACATTATAGGCTTATCCAAAATCATTAAGGCAGCCACAGCACACGACAAAAAGTCACCTAAAACGTACGAGGACTTAGAACTCGTGCTTGATAACATTGCTGAAAATGTTGGTTATGAAGAATTTGGCCAACAAGTATTAGAAGAATTGGGAAAGCGACCTATGACCCGAGGGTTGCTTCCAGAAGAATTGAGACCGGAGAAAAAAGAGAAAACGAAAGAGGCCTAACCTATAACGAAATTATTATTTACGCTTTACGAAAGCTGGGAGTTAATAGCCTAAAAGAAGCCGAAAACATGACGTTAACCGAGTTTCTCTATAGAAAATATGCTCAAGAATATAAAGAAATTGATGAAGAATACAGGTTGCATAAATTAGCTTTTTTAATACGCAATGCTGCTGCTACTGAGAATAAAGGGACAGCAAAAAATCCAAAAGAAGAATATGTATTCAAAAGGTTTGAGGACTTTTTCGACTATAGAAAAATCCTGGAGGAAATGAACGAACAAATTATTCCTAAAGATAATATATCGGTAGGAGACAAGAAAAATAATCTATCGCCTGCCGAATTAGCCTTAAGGCGGAACCGAAAGGGGGGAAGCTATGTCTAACTATTCTATTGAGGCAGAAATAAAGGCAAACATTTCTAAATATAGAAAAGCAATTCAATCAGCGAAGAGAGTTACACAAAGCTTTAAGCGTGAGGCTGATCGAGCAAAAAACACGGAATTAGATGGAGATACAAAACCGTTAAATCGAAGCCTTAAAAAGGCCAAGATGTTAATGCAGATGTTTACTAAGTCAAAAAACGAGGTTAACGTTGATGCTGATACTTCAGAGGCCGTAAGAAAAATGGGTATGCTTCAAGCGATTAAGACAGCTTTAAATAAAAGAGTTGTCATTCCAATTGAAGCCCGAGTGAATAAATTTCACCGTATGGTTGGGCGAATTGCCAATAATATTAGAGCCTTAGAGACAGTTTCGTTGAGTGTTTTTACTGGAATAGGTATTATAGCATCCACCGTGGCCATCCCTGCCCTTGCCGCATTAGTACCAGTTATTGCAGCAATTGGTAACTCGTTAGCTGTGGTTGGATCAGCAGCCGTTGCTTTAGGTGCTGGTTTCGGAATTGCTGGGGGTGCAGTCCTGGCATTTGGCGCTGCGGCGTTACCCACCATAACAAGTATTGTGGATGGTACAGCAAAAGCAACAGAAGAAAATAAAAAGGCTGCAAAGGCGTTGGAGACACTTAAAAGTTCTTGGCAAAAAATTCAAGAGGCTATTGCCCCTCAAGTGGCAGTTGCTTTCGGAAATGCGCTGAATGGAATAGAAGCATCTATCACATCTCTTCAGCCTATGTTTGAAAATGTTGCTAGCACTGTTGCTTCTTTGTCCACCAAATTTAATGAGTTTACAGGAAGCAAAACAGCACAAGCATTTTTTGGCTACTTGAATAAAAATGCAGGTCCTATCTTAGACAAAATAGTGAGTGGTATTGGTGGTTTTATAAAAGGATTAATGAATTTAACTGTTGCCTTTGCTCCGTTAACAGATTTTATGGCTCAAGGATTTAAAAATATGGGACAATCATTTGCAAATTTTACGGGAAAAATTCAAGGATCAGCAGCATTACAAAACTTCATTAATTTCGTTAAAACGAACTTACCGTTAATTGGGGCAATATTTGGCGATATATTTATGGGAATCATTAATTTGTTCAGTTCGTTTTCCGGGAGCACTACATCCATTTTGCAATCTTTAGCAACCATGGCAGAAAGCTTTAGAGCTTGGTCAGCCACCATATCAGAATCACAAGGCTTTCAAAATTTTATAGCCTATGTACAAGAAAATGGTCCAAAAGTGATGTCTTTAATTGGGCAATTAATTACTTTTGTAATGAACATGGCCATTGCTTTAGCGCCGTTAGGGGCAGTAGTTCTTGATTTGGCTAATAAATTTTTTACGTGGATGAATGGATTAATGCAAACTAATCCATGGATCGGAACGCTCATTGCTATGGGTGGATTATTAGTCTCAGCGTTACTTAAGTTAGCCCCAGTTATAGGGATTGTTATTAATACATTTTCCGCATTGGTAGGGATAGTTTCAAAAATAGCTCCATGGATAATGGGGACGGTAACTGCTGTAGCCGCGTTTATCGGCGTATTGATATATTTATATAACACAAACGAGACGGTTCGAGCGGCTATACAAACAGCTTGGACTTTTATCATGAATATAATTCAAACGGTAATAACAGAGGTTTACAGCTTTGTACTATCTATTTGGGGGCAATTAGTAATTTGGTGGCAACAGAATAACCAAATGATACTACAAGCTGCGCAAAACGTCTGGACTGTAATATCTACTGTTATTAGCACAGTTATGAATATCATATGGGGTATTATGCAAGTGATATGGCCGGTAATAAAGTCGTTGGTGGTCTCAACATGGAATGCAATAAAAGGAGCTATACAAGCTGCAATAAATATTATTTTAGGCATCATTGAATTTTTTAGTGCTTTATTTACTGGTAATTGGTCTAAAATGTGGGAAGCAACTAAAAAGATCGTTTCTAACGCTGTGAAACTGGTGTGGAATTTGGTTCAGTTATGGTTCGTTGGGAAAATCTTAAAACTAGGAAAAACCTTATTCAAAAGCCTAACAGGAATTGTTAAAAACCTTTGGAGTAAGGTATCTGGATTTTTTAAAGGCGGAGTAACTAAAGCGAAAGACGTTGTATCAACCGGATTCAACTTTATTAAAAGCAAAATTTCATCCATTATGAATGCTGTTAAGTCTGTTATATCAAGCATTTGGAATAGTATAAAAAGCAAAATTTCAAGTGTGATGAATGCCATAAAGTCTATTATTTCGAGCATCTGGAATAGCATTAAAGGCGTAATAGCTAGGGTTGTTAATAGCATAAAATCAAAAGTATCTAATGTTTTTAACTCACTCAAGGGGGTTACAAGCAAAGCTTTTAACGCCGTTAAAAATGCAGTTAAATCCGGTATGGATAAAGCTTTAAATGTTGTGGTTAACATTAAAGATAAGTTTTTAGACGCTGGTAAAAATATTGTTGGTTCTATAGCTAAAGGTATAACAGGAGCCATTGGTAAAGTAAAAGATGCCATAGGCAAAGTGACAAGTAAAATACGTGATTTCCTACCATTTAGTCCTGCAAAAGAAGGGGCACTTCGCGATATTATGAAAATACAGATACCACAATCTATAGCTAAGTCTATTGACCGAGGTAGTGGTGTTGCAATCAAATCAATGTCTAGGCTGTCAAAAGACATCGATAAGGAAATGCCTAACGCTGAAATGAAATTTAATACAAATCAAATTACATCTAGTTTAAGAGGTTTAAGACGAAGTGCCGCCATTCAAGTGCAAAGTGCTATTAATGCAGATGTAGCCGTACAAAAGCAGCCGTTAGAAATCAATCTTAATTTAGGGAGACAGCAATTTGGAATTTTTGTAGACGACATAACCAGCCAGCAAAAAAGAAATGTTTATTTTGAACAAAAAAGAAAATTTTAAAGGGGGGGAGCTATAAATAATGTACAAGTTTGTTGATTTAAACGAAAGAGGTACTTATGGCTCCTTTTTATCTATTCAAACTATATTTAATGATATTAATTTAGATCAACAATTGACGGATGAAACAGGAAGCTTTATGACTTTAACCGTTGCGGGTCGCGGCAATGTAAAGCAGAATATAAAAACCACCCAAGTACCAGGAGTGGACGGGGCTTTAGAAACGGATAAAACAACGTATGACATGAGAGAAATAACGGTTAAGTATAAACTATCAGCTAATAGCAATGAAGGGTTTAGAAGTCGTGTAAACAGGTTGAACAGCTTGCTAAGAGGCAGCAAAAGACAGCTCCGTTTTACAGATGAAGATAAGTTTTATTATGCAACATTATCTGAAAACAACATTCCTAAAGAAGATAAAAACGAATTGGTATGTGAGTTAACTTTCTTATGTTCTAATCCTTATAAATACGGCCAGTCACATAAAACAATCGCGTTAAAAAAATATACCTGGGAAGAATACGCAGGGCAGACATGGAGGAATATAATTGGCTCTTACAACGCCTAATTTAAAACTAGTCAAGCCAGAGATAACGGACAAGATAGACGTTTCCATTGCTAATTTTGCGCAGAATGCAGATAAAGTCGATGCAGAAGCAAAGCGGCTGCAGGATAAAACGGCGTCTTTGCAATCTAGTTTGGATAAGACAAAGCAAGACGTATCCAACTTGCGATCAAGCTTAGATAAAACAAATAAAGATGTTACATCGTTACAAGGGTCTTTAAATACGACAAATAAATATGTAGCAACTAACAAAAGTGAGATTGCTAGTAACAAAAATAACGTTGCTAAAAACTCCAATGATATTAAACAGATCAATCAAGAGCTTGGTAAGGTACAGGCGGATATTACCGCACTAAATACCAGAGCTGGTAACCTAGATACAGCTATTAAGGCAAATAAGACTAGTATTGCTGAGTTTCAGACACGACTAGCTGCCATTGAAGCCCGTCTGACAGCACTAGAAACCCCGCCAGAAGGTGGTAAATAATGCGCTGGATTGAAATGGCTCAAACGAATGAGGTTACCGTTAAGGGTACAGCTGAAACAGCTCCATTTATTACGGCTGTTATAAAGGATGAAATTCCCTATATGCAATTAAGCTGCAGGGACGAGATATTGCGGATTCATTATAATTTTAAAAAAAATGACGTTGTAAAGGTGGATTTTGACAAGCGTAAAGTATTTATTAATGGGCGTTTGCAAATGAAAACCGTCGATCTGCTGTATGCGGATTTTTTTATGCTTCAACCGGGATATAACGAGATTAAGACGGTACCAACAATGCAATTAGAGGTTGAATATACGGAGAGGTGGTTGTAGGAGTGAAGGAAAAAATATTCGTTTTTGATAAATACGATAATTTACTAGCAATCACTGACAACTATATAAAGGCTGAATTTGAAGAGACAGTGGAAATGCCTGTCTCTTTTTTAATTGAGTTTCCTGCATCTGATAGTGATGCTGAGCATCTAGTTGGTGGCAACCAGGTAGCTTTTCGTGATTTAAAAGGAGATTTTCGCCTTTTCACCATCCGTGAAGTAGATGACCAAGACGGAGAAGCAACCGAAAAGTTAGTTCACTGCATGCCAGGCATTCAGGAATTAACAGACGTGATGGTAGAGGAACGTAGACCACAGGATAAAACTGCTGCGTATGTATTGGGTTTAATCCTGGAGAATTCCCGATGGCAAGTCGGTAAGGTAGCCGACCTTGGAAAAAACTCCACTAGCTTTTATTTTAAAAATGCTTATGAATGCTTGGGAGAGCTCACTAAGATATGGGGTGGCGAAATTGTTGATCGTGTCGAGATAAAAGGCAATAAGATTGCTGGCCGGTACGTTGACATAGTTCATCGGAAAGGTTCGGATACCGGTAAACGGTTTGAAATGGATAAGGATATTAAGAATATCACAAGAACCGTACTCTACTACCCGAAAACAGCCTTATATGGAAAAGGTAAGTCACTAGAAACCGAAAACGAAGGTCATACAAGAAAGATCACGTTTAGGGATGTCGTCTGGTCTAAGAAGAAAGGTGATCCAGTAGATAAACCAAAGGGGCAAGAATGGGTAGGTGACCCGGAAGCACTTGAAAAACACGGCGTTCCCATTCACGAAACAGGCAAGATGCTGCATCGCTTTGGTTTGTTTGAGGATAATGAGGAAGAGGATCCAGAAAAGCTACTCGCTAAAACGTGGCAGGCTGTCCAGGATGAGAAGGAACCCAAGGCACAGTATGAAATGGATATTATCACATTTTACGGCATAGCTGGTTATGAGCATGAACAGGTGTTTCTAGGTGATACAGGTATTGCTAGAGATAAAGATATTAAGCCGATGATATTAATAGAGGCTCGTATTATGTCGTGGAAGTACGACATTGGCAATCCCGAAGATGGAAGTCTTGTTTTGGGTAACATCTTAGACTTAGATCCGGATGATAGTGCTATTGACTGGGTGATTGACAAGGTAAAAGATAACGCAGGTAATTGGGATGCTGGTGGTGGTCCTATTACAGATAAAAAGTTTCCGGATATAAAGCCAGATGTTCCTAAAAATTTTAAAGCAGAAGGTTTATTCAAAAAGATTATGTTGTCGTGGACATTTGAATCAACCTATGCCATAGCTGCATATGAAGTTTTTGCTAGTCAAACCAATGGATTTGCTCCTGACCCTACAAATCTTGTTTTCCGTGGAAAAGTGGGCGGTTATAACTTTGACGCCAATACGGACGAAAAATGGTATTTCCGAGTCCGTGCTGTTAATACGCATGGCACAGCAAGTGAGTACTCCGAACAGGTTAGTGCAAGCACGGTACAATTGGATTTACCAGATATTGAGGATATTGTTCCTGATTTTATCGAATACGGGATTTATAAAGGAAATGAAGCTCCTAGCCCTAGAGATTATAAGTATTGGTTAGATACGAGTAAAGAACCTAATATCCTACGTCACTGGAATGGAGAGACATGGAAGCCACTTGCACCTACAAATGCTGATGAAATAGGTGCTGTTGACATTGCAGGTTATCAAGAACAAGTGGGGCAGATTGTGTCTGATTTAACTGATAAAGTAGATGCAGAATGGGTCAATGGAAGGCTTGTCCATAAAGCAAATAAAGATGACGTCTATACAGTTGAACAGCTAGATAATAAGTTTGATAATGTTGTTTCCAAAACAACGTACGAAACTGACAAAGACGGTATTATTAAAGATTTAGAAAGCCATGAATCTCGTATTACTCAAACGGAAACAGACATTCAAAGTAAAGTGTCTAATACGCAGTATAAACAAGATAAACAAAGCCTTGAGACGTCAATAAAAGAGAATAAGTCGTCAATCGAGCAAAATGCTGAATCGATTGCTTCCAAGGTTTCCAGTGACGAATATCGAACGGACAAAGAAGGAATTATAAGAGGCTTAGAAAGCCATGCATCTCTTATTAAGCAAAATGCTAAAAGCATTAGCAGTAAGGTTGATGCGACTTATGTTAAAGGTGAGCTGGGGAAGATTGAGGTTGGTGGAAGGAATTTTATTCTTGATAGTGCTAAATGCCCAATGTCTTTTTATAGAATATCTGGCACAAAAACTATTACGGAAAATACAACTGTTCCATCTGGTTATGTAGCTAGTTTTAAAGCTAAGACAGATAATAATGGCGAACCGAATGAAGGGGTTATTTATCTATCTATTAAGTCCAGAGCACCTAAGGCTACATCATTTGGAGAAAAATATATGTTTTCTGGATATATCAAAGGGAACAGAGAATTCAAGGTGAGAGTTTTAGGGAATAATTCTAAAATGATATCTAGAAATATGAATAAAATAACAACAAATTGGTTTAAATTTGAATGCGTATATGAGGTAACTAACGAAAAAGCAGATAACTATAATATGCACTTTTGGATTTCTGATTTTAAAAAGGATGATGAAGTTCAATTTCATTCTATAAAAATAGAAAAAGGCAATAAAGCCACAGATTGGACACCAGCGCCAGAGGATGTTGAAGCTAGAATAAATGGCATAAACGTAGGCGCTAGAAATTTATTATTAAACAGTAAGAAAAGAATTGTAAGTCCCAGAAACACAGGAGAATTAAGCGATAATTATAATTTTGAAAGATTTTGGTTATCGGACGGGAAAACAACTGAGAAAGATCAAGAATACACGTTTAGTGCAAAAATAGAAAAAACACAAGGTGAATTTGATAAAGTGTCAATATTGGAATATGACCCGGGCGGATTACCTACAATAGGTATACCGATAGATAGTAATGGTTATATTACCACTACTTTTAAAGCTGGTGGAGGCAGGAGATCTATATTAGTTTATGCAGGATTAGCAGGATCAACTAGAGGAAACGGGTTGACCGTTCACGAGGCTAAACTCGAAAAGGGTAATAAACCAACAGACTGGACACCTGCACCTGAGGACACTGATAGAAAAATCGAATCCGTTGAACACTACGCATCGGAAATTGAACAAACAGCAAAAGGTATTGAGCAAAATTTTTCAGCAATAAAAACCGACTATAAAACGTTTAAAAATACGGCGAACTCAACGTTTAAGAAACAGGCGGACTTGATAGAGGGTAAGGTGTCGGAAACGACTTATAACGCCGACATGGATAATATGACCATGCGTGTTAGCACAGCTGAATCAACTATTAAACAGCATGCTGACCGTATAGAGGCAAAAGTAAGCAAAAACGGCGTAGTATCGAGTATTAACCAATCACCTGAGCAAATTAAAATTAGCGCTGCACGAGTTTCTATTGACGGCGATTTAGTCGTTCGAAATGGAAAAGTCTACGTTAAAGACGGCGTGATTACCAACAAGCTTATTGCGGGAGATGCCAAAATAGACTTTGCTAAGATAGCCAATGTAAAAGTAACCAATGCGATGATATCTAGTATTACTGCAGATAAAATTAAATCGGGTATTATAGATGCAAATAAGGTGTTAATACGTGTTAAAAATGGTACTCAGGCTATTCAGATTGATGATAAGGGTTTTGAGTCAGTCGATAGTAGGGGCAGGGTAAGGATACACATTGGCGTACGTGACATAGCTGGGAAAGGACAGTCTGACCCTAGTACGATAAGATTTTTTAGTGGCAATGGTAGCGATGCAGCTAGTGTCGGAATGAATGTTAACAACGACTTTATTATTGGTAGTCAAAATAATGATGTGTCAACATCTCTTTATTCGGGCAAGAGAATGCTATATAAGGCAGATGCACATAGATTTTGGTTTAATCAAGGACCTTCTAGTAACTACTGGGAATTTAACGATTATAAAGATGGCGATAATGATTGGCACCCACGTATTTATAGTAATAGGTCTGGAGGGGGCTATGTAGGTATAAAATCTAGGAGACTATGGATGATTTATGTAAACCATTTAAATTATAATGAGTTGCATAAATTATCAACAAGGGATAGAAAGGAAAATATCCAAGATCTATTACCGGAAACGGCTCAAAGCATTTTTGACCAAATATGTATTAAAAAATATCACTATATCAATGACGATAAGCAAAGCTCATTGAGAAAAGAAAGTTACGGTCCAATAGCTGAAGAAAGTCCTAGCGAAATTTTGAATGTTGAGGGCGATGCTTTGGTGCAAGACAACTATATAAACGTTATCGCTGGTGCATTGAAATATCAAACCGGAAGAGTAGATTCACTTACCAGTGAAATAGAATTATTAAAGCAAGAAATTAAGCAACTGAAAGGAGAATCCTAAGATGGAACAAGAAGTTAATTTGCAGTATGTAGTGAATGCATTAAGTAATCAAGTTGCGCAGTTGTCGCAAGAAAAAGCTTATCACGAGGCGATAATCGCAGCACAGCAAGAGAAAATTAATGAGTTAAAGGCAAACGCACCACAGGATGAGGAAAACGCTAAATAGGCGTTATTTTTTATGTCGAAATACAGGGGGTTATCATGGAATTACAAGAGCTTACGTATTTAATCACAGTGATTTCATTTTTAGGTGGAATCACTATTTTTTTGTTTAAAAACATTGTTATTAAACCATTACAAAACTCAATTAATTCGCTTAATGACACGCTAAAAGCATTTAAGCTTAGCACTGATAAACAATTAGAGCTACACGACAAAGAGATCGATTTTTTAAAGGAGAAAACCACTAGACACGAAGAACAAATAAAAACATTATTTTCGAAAGGGGGTGAAAAATAATGCGAATCAACTGGAAAGTAAGAGTAAAGAAGAAATCATTTTGGTTGACCTTAGTTCCTGCAATTGTATTGTTAATGCAAGTTGTAGGTAACTGGTTTGGGTACGATGTAGCAGCAGAATTACTTAATGAAGAAGCTGCAAAATTTATCAATGCGGTTTTTGCTGTTCTAGTTATTTTGGGTATTGTTAATGACCCTACTACAAGTGGACTGAGTGACAGCAAACAAGCCTTAAATTATACCAAGCCTAGAAAGGATAAAGATCGCTAATTAAGGTGCTCATATTCATGAGTGCCTTTTTTATATTTAAAAAATTAAAAGGGAGAGATCAGTGTGGTTAAGAAAGTGGCATGGGGAGCTGGACATGGAATAAATACACCAGGTAAAAGAAGCCCGGAAGGTGAAAGAGAGTGGTCATTCAATAATATAGTTGTTACCGAAGGGATAAAGCATTTAAAAAGCAATTATGAGAATGTAGAGGTGCTACGTCTTGATGATTCAACAGGCAAACGTGATGTACCCTTACGTGAGCGAACGAATAAGGCAAATGCTTGGGGCGCTGATGTTTATGTTTCAACACACCATAACGCTAATACGGGTAAATGGGGCAATTGGACAGGAACAGAAACATATACTTATTTAGGCAATCATCCAGGCGCTGAAGCTCTAGCAAGTAAAGTGCATAAACGTATTGTTAAGGCTTATGGTTTAAGAGATAGAGGATTAAAAAAGGCTGATTTTCACGTCTTAAGAGAAACAAAAATGGACGCTATTCTGACAGAGGGCGGCTACATGGATTCAACTATTGATATTAAGAAGCTACGTGACAAGGAGGTGCTGAAAAAAGCTGGACGGGCTATAGCTGATGGTATTGCTGATTACTTAAATCTAAAGCCTGAGAAAGGCGGTTCTAAACCAAGTAAAGGTAAAGGAACATATACCGTGAAAAAAGGTGATACTCTGTGGGATATTGCAAAAGATCATGGTATGACAGTTAAGCAACTGAAAAAGTTGAATAACCTTAAGAGTGATACCATTTATCCTGGTCAAAAATTAAAAGTAAAAGGTGCTAGAAGCAAACCTAGCAAACCAAAATCATTTAAAGTCGGCCAGAAAGTCACTGTAAAAAAATCAGCAAGCAAATTCACTACAGGTGAGTCTATTGCAAGCTTTGTTAAGGGTAATAGCTATAAGGTTAAACAGGTTAAATCAGATCAGGTGCTACTCGATGGCATTATGTCTTGGGTGCGTAAAAAAGACGTGTATTGATATTAAAAAGCCTACTCCTTTTATTGGGGTAGGCTATTCATCATAAGGTCTGTATTTTTTTCTGAGTTCCTCTAATTCTTTCTTTTTATCTAGAACAACACTCTTCAAAAATACCTTGGGTTGATCTTTCGCAGGCTGTAACTTTCCTGTTTTAACTAAGTGACCAACCCTAACTTTAGAAACTCCTAATACTTCAGCCGTTTCAATAGTCGATAACAAGTTTTCGTTTAAAAATCTAAGAAGATCTGCATCTGAATCAAACTGGTATTTCATATTCTTATCGCTCCTTTCTATAGGAAATGATAAGCAAAATAATCCTAAAAATATGGATTAATACAGTTAAAGCAAATAGTGCAATTATAATAATGTCATACTTAGATGGTTGTCCAAAATCAACGTAAAAGTACAGAATAGCCACGCCTATTAACAGCATCATGAGATTAGTATAACCAAATTTTTTTAGCATATTGTTATAGTGGATGTGGTATAATTTATTTGTAAGGGAGGTTTCCCTCCCTTGTGTTTTATGCTAGCGACGTTTCTTCTTGGTGGGAGAGCGTCGCTTTTTCTTTTTTCGGTCTTTTGCTATGTCATGTATGTCTTTTGCACTTGATGTCAGAGCCTTAATGATTCCGGCTATTAAAGCGATTAGACCTATAATCTTTTCGACATCCACTTGCTGACCTCCTTTCTATAATTTAATTATACTATAACTATTCAAAAAAGTAAATAGGTTTCAGTTAAAAAGTTTATTTTCCCATAAACAATTCCATATATTTTTTACTTTTAGTATAATGCAACTAAAGGGGGAATTAAGTTTTCAACTAAGATGGGAGGAGATGTTCATTAAGGCGCTTTATGTAAGCGACCTTCATAGCTATATTGACAAAACCATATCGCAACTTGAGCAAATACATACACAAGTAAAAAACATCCAGAAAAGCATAGAGGGCATTATAGCTTTGGAGGATGCATTTAAAGGAAAAACGGCTAATTCTATTCGAACCTTTTACCAAGAGGTACATATGCCGTTTCTGTTGTTCCTAGAAGGTTTTATTACGAATTACTCCGATACGTTACAGGAAATGAAAAAGTCGATTCAAGACATGGAACCAAACAAAGATGGGGTTATTCGAGAGGATTTTCTTTCTCAAGATGTGCAACGGAGTTTTGAGCGAATGGAACAGATTACCATGGCGTTAACGGATGAGGCAAATGCCGTTCTTCACTCGGTCAAAGATATTATTAACGTTCGCGATATAGACGATGGCGAGTTTCTTGATAACGTACAACATGCGAAAAAGATGAACCGACAGACGATAGAGAAGCTCCAGGCCTTTGACCGCCACAATACAGCTAAGCTAGAACCCGTAGAACAAGATATTCGCATGATGAAGAATTATATTAGTCAAATCCGTGAGTTAGGAAACAATGGAAAGTTACGTATTGATAGGTACCAAGCAAGGCAACTAGATGATCAAAAGTTTCACAAAGAACTTGTAGCTGGTATTGAGAATAAGGCAGTTAGAAACGCAATTGGGCTAGAGGCGGTTCTTGGCGAAGCAGGCAAGCTTCTACTTTCTAGGTATACTCGATTTGCAGCTATTCCTATTCGATATTTACAGAAACATTTTGGATTAAAAACCATGGATTACAGCTACCGGGCTATACATGCAGTTGCAGCAGCATCAGGTGACCGTTTAACTACAGGAGAATTTTCTACCATTGAACACCAAGTAATTTCCGCAGTAGAGGTCTCGGACTATAAAAAAGTGAGACAGGGAACTTACTATACATTGGTGGATGGTAGAATCGTAAGAAAATATCAATCCGAATCTGGAAGTGTAGAATATGAATTAGTGGATACGATTCCTGAAAATCGATGGAGACCAAAGAAGCCAGAAAAAAACTGGCTAGAAAGAAGTATGGATGATGCAAAAGAAATGGGAGGAAAAATAGCAAAGGAAGCTTTTGATTTTCTCATTTGGGATGATGCAAAAACGGTGATGGATCCAAGAGCAACGCAACAAGAAAAGGAAATAGCAGCAGCTTCTCTTATGCCTCAAGGAAAAGTTTTTAAGCTATTTAAAGCTGGCGGAGTTATTAAATTTGCTAATAAGGGAAAACATACAGCGAAGAAAGTTAAGGGTACGGAGAATAAAGTACCTTCTTATGGAAAGAAATCAGTACCTGTAGGACCTTATCGTGAAGTAAATGGATTTCCAGTTAAAGTAAAGCCAGGAGCTCAGGAGAAGCATATTCCTAATACTCCAAACTATAAACAAGAATTAGCAAATGGAAAAAATAAGAGTATCTTCTATGGGGATAATAAAACAGCACAGGAACTGCTCGATAAGTTTGCGGGGAAGGGAACTTCGATTAACAAAAATAAAGAAAGAGTAGAATTTGATCAAGTAATAGGGAAGTATTATGATATGGACACTGACAAATACACAAATACTACTAGAGGAATGATACATTATAGTAAGAGTGGCGCTCATATTGTACCTTCAGAACCACTTAGAAAGTAAAAAGGAGGATATATATGGGATATGATCCTTTAATAGATGCATTAAAAAATAATGGTGGTGAACTAATAATAGAATGGGAGAGTGGATTAAAAATTCTTGGTGAACCGGATACACTTTTCGAGACAGATAATGGTCTAGAAGATGATGATGAGAATTATACAGAGTATCATGCGGTTGCATTTCAAGTTAATCGTATTTTATCACATCCTTCTACTAATGAAGGTAGTGTATATAATTGGTTAAGACAAGAGAAAAGTTCATTGGTTGAAATCTCTCTCTACGATGATCCGCCAAGTGCAGTTTATTTAGCTAACGGACAATGTGTGTGGAAAAGGGATAGCTAAAAATAATAACGTAGTTAACATAAACACCTTGATCGGCCAAGCCTTTCAAGGTTTTTCTTTTTCATAAATTCTATTTATAAGTATGGGAACGTTTGTTTGTACCCTAATTAGAGGACACCTTAACTGTACCCTACGTAGAGGACAGTGCCGTACCCTACGTAGAGGACAGTATCGTACCCTACGTAGGGTACAGCAAAAATTTTTCCCTCATTATATGCAAAAGTGCTAAAGAAAATATTAAAGAAAATATATAAAGAAATACTTGTGAATGTGTTTTATAGGATTGAAATAGTATCAACGTAATTCTGACATGAGCCTTGTTAGGTATTTTTAACTATTCGCATGTGAAAATTTTACCAGAAAGCATTTTAAATTATTTATAAATGTGATAACATAGGAACAGACGTTCTGTTATGGGGTAAAAAAGAACACATTTAGAAAGAAAATGTGCGTTAAGAATCCAAAATAGGTGGGGTATTATGAAGAAAGACGTTGATGTTAGGAAAGCATTGAAGCATTTAGGAATCTCAAAGGAAGAACTTTATAGAATTATTTATCGAATTGGCGTAAAGAACGTAAGTAGGCTATAATACCTTTTGCTTCATCTTCAGTGAGCTTTTTTCCATCTAAAACTAAATTAAATTCTTCTAATAATTTTTCATCGGATAGCTCTAATTTATCTAAAAACTCCTTTTCGTGTGAAGGAGTTTTTTCGTCCAGTCCATGTTTGTTTAATATTTTATTTAAACTCTCCAACAGATCTTCCATTTCATCATCTTTTAAATAACTAAGTATCTGTTTAAAAGTGTTGTAGTTAAAAACAAGGTTGAATTCTTCGATAGTTTCTTCTCTTTCAGTATCTGTTAGCTCGCCTTGGTTTGAGAAGTATTCTTTAAAATCATTATAAGAGTAATTTTTTCTCGATAAATTTTCTCGATCAAAATAAAAATATAAAATTTCATTTAGACAATCAAATATATCTTTACGTAAGTCTTCAAAAAATTTCCCTTCATCATCTGTTAACTTTTGCAGAATTTCTAAAATCACTAAGCGAGTATTTTGCCCGTAGTGTTGTGATTCGCTCTCTCCTACAAAACCACCATTATCATTGTTTAATAAATAGCTTACAGAAACCCCTAAAATATCAGCAATTTTAACGGCTAGTTCAGCACTTAAGTTTCTTTCTCCTTTTTCTATGTCATAAAAATACTGTGCTGAAATTCCTAATTGCTTGGCTATTTTTGTTCCACTTATCTTTTTTTGTTGCCTAATTTCCCTAATTCGATTATCCATAGTTAGACACACTCCTTATATAAGCAAATAGCTTAGCTTCTTTAAAGATACCATTGCCTATAGTTAAAATCAATAAGCAAATAGCTGAAAAATTAAGCATAATTAAGCAAATAGCAGAAAAACCAGTATATTTACTCTTAAATACAGCTATTTGCTTAATTTTAAGCTTTGAAATAATTAAGCTATTAGCTTAATATTGTTTTCGGGAGGTGATCATAATGAATATGAATTTTTCTGATGAGGTTAAGAAAATCTTAGAACAACGAGAAATGCGCTATGTAGACCTCGCTCGGATGACTGGTTACAGCGCGCAATATATTTCAGATCTTATTGCCGGGAAAAGGCGTTGGAATGAGGATGCAATAAATAAAGTGTGCCTGGCATTAGATATAAAGATTCTATACGAAAACATTGAAGAGCTGAAGGAGGAAGTAAAATGAATGAATTACAAACATTTGAAAATGAATTATTTAAAGTATCTGCAAAGCAAGAAGGCGAACAAATCATGTTCGATGTGGAGGAGGTTGCTAAGTCGTTAGGCATTACTGATAAAAAGAATGGAACTGAATACGTTAGGTGGAGTCGGGTAAATAGTTACCTTCCTGAAAATTCGCCACTTGTGGCGAAAGGAGATCTTATCCCAGAACCATTAGTCTACAAACTAGCTTTTAAAGCGTCTAACGAAATAGCTGAAAAGTTTCAGGATTGGCTTGCTATTGAAGTTATTCCGCAGATTAGAAAGACAGGTTCTTACGGATTGGACACATCACAACTAAGCCCAGAACTACAAATGGTTAATGGTCTATTTCAATCGTTGGCAAGGCAAGAATTGGAAACAAAGATACTTAAAGAAGAAATGAAATCTACTAATGAAAAAGTGGACAACTTTTCCGAAATTCTCGCTCTTAATCCAACGCAATGGCGTAAGAAAGTTAATGCAATCATCAATAAAATAGCTCAAAAGCGTGGCGGAGCTTATCAGGATGTTCGGAATGAAAGTTATCAGCTTTTAGAGGAAAGAGGTAAATGTATACTTTCTATTCGTAAAACTAACAAACAGAGAAAAATGGCTCTTGAAGGAGTGGTTAAGTCTCGAATTGATAAGGTCACGAAAATGGACGTAATCGCAGATGACGCCAGGTTAACAGAAATTTATTTAGCGGTAGTAAAAGAATTGGCGATTAAACACAATATCAATATTGAAAGGAGTGAATTCCAATGAAAGGCTCAGACGCATTTCATTTAAACATATTGCAAGAACGTTTTACCGACATTATGCAAGGCGATCCAGTTCATAGGCAACAACGTGCTAAATACCTAAAAGAAGATATGGAAGAAATATTCATGTTACCAGATTCAAAAGTCCATCCAGGAATAGCAAGCCTGTATAACCAAATAAAAGATGTGGCGGATGGAATAGATGACAAGGTATTAGCTGCCAGGAGGAACTGGTTTTGAAAAAGCTACTCGATCCAGATTGGTTTTTTCCAGTTGCCTTTGGTCTAGTGGTAGTCATTAATTGGCTGTTAGTTGTTAATTATTGAAGGGAGGTGGAGGAAATCAAGGATGAAATGAAAGATGCAACAATTGAAGTTTTAACGATTACGTTAAGAACAGCTTATAACGGAATTGTCGAGGCAAAGAAATTGTGTAGTGAAAAAATTGTACATCATGAGTTAAATCCCATTTTAAAAGACATTGATGAAGTATTAATGGCGGTTGAAGAAGAAATGGGGAAGAACAGCGATTCATTAGGAGGTGAAACCAATTGCCATTACTAAGTGGCTTACTCTACACAGCAAATGTTAAAAACATCCTAGATTTAAAACACACTAAAAGCTATGTTGCTCAACATAAAACTCCACATAAACGATCAATGTTTGGCTACACAGTCATTAAGCTAGATCAAGATGTAACTTATTATGTGGGTTGGCGAGAAGATAGTATGACCGAATACAGTGCCAAAAAGGGGGAGTATCTTACTCAAACAGTAGGGCAACCGCCAGAGATTATAAAGTCATGGAATGAATTAAGAACTAAATATAAAGTGTTTCAAAATAAAAAGGAGGTTAACCATGGAACATCCTGAAATATCCCGTACATTACGTACAGGCTACCCTAGTAAAGGAGAGATGAAAATGCCGGACTTATTTACTGTAAGAGAAAGAGTTGAAGAAATTTTAAGCTGTGCCAAAGAGCTAAAAGAGGTTAGCAATGATAATGTTATAGACTTTTACAGTCTCGATCAGATAGCAGAGACGTTGCAGGACGATATTGAGTTACTGAGAATTATGCTACAAGATTAGTTGCTACTTAATAGAGTGGCGGAATAGGAGGAAAAACCATGCAAATCAAGTTTAAAACTCTTAAACTACAAAACTTTAAAAGTCACCAGGATCTTACCGTTAACTTTGGCGAGCGGACGGTAATCACTGGTGACAACGCAAAAGGGAAATCAACAATCCCTGAAGCCATTACATGGCTATTATACGGGACAGATACATTAGGAAGCAAGTTAGACCCTAGTCCAATAACATATGAAGCTGATGAAACAATGGTTTCGCTATTAATGGATATAGATGGTACTGAATTGTTGCTAGGCCGTGAATTAAAAAAAGAGAAAGCTAAATATTACATTAACGAAGTGCCAAGTAAGGCAACGGATTTCAATGAAATGCTTGGCCAATATTTTAATAAAGATATGTTCTTATCGTTATTTAACCCAAATTACTTTTTTACATCGCGTTGGGAAAAACAGCGAGGAATGATTTTGCAATACGTACCTGCTCCTGCTAATAAGGAAGTGTTTAAAGAACTTCCAGAAGCACAAGGGAATAAGCTTTCTGAACTTGTGAAAAAACATTCTTTGAAAGCTCTGAAAGGAATCCATCAAGAAAACAAAAACAAGCTGAATAAGCAATATATAGCTGCACAAAGTCGGACTAAAACATTAAGGGAACAGTTTGAGGACAACGCTCCTAAAGTGCCTTTGGAATCATTGCACGCAGAGTTGAGTGTTCTAACTAAACAGCGGAATGAAATAGAAAAAGTTACCGATGCTGCAGGAGATACGAACAGCAGAATTAATTTCTTAAATAGTAAGATCGAATCTCTTACTACTCAAATAGAAAGAGGTAGGGAGCAACACGCGAAAGTTAAAAGTACACAAATAGAACAAAATTGCTATGTGTGTGGCCAAGAGTTAACGGAAGAAGCTAAAGCAGAGGCTTCAAAATCCATTGACGCTAATGCGAAAACAATCGCCAAAAGTGTCAATCCAATGATAAAAGAGCGCAAAGCATTAAGAGAAGAACTCGCAACATTAGAATACATCGATGTGAGTGAACAGCTTGAAAAAGCAAGAAAGTTACAAGAACAAATTAATCCTATTAAGCAGGAAATTAATAAATATAAGCAATTTGAAGCCATGAAGGAACAACTAGAAGAGGCGAAACAAGTAGAGAAACAAACGCTCGAATCGCTTAACGAGTCCATTTTCATACTTGATAGCATAAAAGATTTTGAAGCTAAGGAAGCTGAATTACAGACACAGAAAGTGAAAGGATTGTTTGAAAACTTATCATTCAAGTTGTTTGAGGAATTAAAAACGACTAATGAGCCTCGACCGACCTTTGAAATACAAATGGATGGCAAAGAATACAGCAAGCTTTCTTTATCTGAATCTATAAGAGCAGGTCTTGAGCTCCGTGAAGTATTGTCAAAACAAAGCAATATTAATGTGCCTGTGTTTGTAGATAACGCTGAATCGATTACCAAATTTAAAGAGCCAACAGGGCAGTTGATTATGGCTAGAGTTGTGGCAGGACAAAATTTAAAAATTGAAGGTGATAGTGATGAGTGAATTTACAGGCTACGGAAGAACGAATGATATAGACTTTGGCGATTACGTTGAAATAGAAATGCATAGATATGGTGCACCTAATGAGTTTTATATCCATAAAGTTGTGGGGGCATTAAAATCTAACGGATGGATTGATGCTCCACTTAAATGGGATAGCAAGCCAACGTTACATGACCATATGGAAATAGTATTGAATGTAATTCAGTGCGGTATTGATGAAACGAAAGTCATTAGAGTTAGACAAAAAGATTGCAAATTAAGGAGTGATCTACGTGAGCGAAGCTAAAGAAATCGCTGTCGGCTACACATATACCAAGAATCTAGGCAACTATGAAAACGTGAAAGTAGATGCGAGCGTAACAATTACAGTTGAACCTGGTGAAGATATAGATGAGCTTTATACCAAAGCATATAAGTCTTGTAAAAAACAGATCAAAAAAGGCTTGGAAGAAGCCGGAGGAGGATTTTAATAATGGCTAATAAAAATTTACCATCGCTAACACCTGAAATAACAGAAGCATTTGCACCACAAGTAATTGAGGTTATGAGAAATTCAATTGCACCAACAGCAAATGACCAGGAGTTTTTACTCTTTGCACATAAAGCGGCCAGTTATGGATTGGATCCATTTAAAAATGAAATTTTCTTTATTAAATATGGAAATACAGCCCGAATTCAGTTTGCTGCAGAAGCTTACTTGGCTAAGGCAAGAGAAAAAGAAGGCTTCCAAGCACCGGACACACAAATGGTACATGAGAATGATGAGTTTCAGATTGCTATGAACAAAGAAACAAAAGAAATGGAAGTTGTTAAACATGAAATTAGTTTCCCCCGTGGAAAGATAATTGGAGCATATTCGATAGCTTATCGTGAAGGATATAGACCCGTTACAGTGATTATGGATATTGATGAAGTGTCTCATATGTTTACAGGTCAGAATAAAGATAATTGGAAAAAATGGACTGCTGATATGTTCGGAAAGCATGTACAGCAAAGAGCACTAAAAAAACAGTATGGATTAGATTTTGATGATGAAACTATTAATCATGGTGATGGTGGCGTCCCTGAATACAAAAGAGAACGTAAGGACATCTCTCCTAATCAAGAATCTATCGAACAGCCAATAGAAGAACAGCAAGAGGATAAAATGGCTAAATTACGTAAAGAAATGAAGCAGAAATTTATTCAACTTGGGATAACTGATAATACATCTATTAACGATTACCTCAAAAGGAATAACGTTGAATTAAGTAATCCAGCTACGGAAGCTGAACTTATCGGATTAATCGAATTGTTGGATATGAATATAGATATGCAAGAAGCAAAGGCAGCTTCTGACGACGAGCTACCGGAGTAATACAAATACTGGACATGAAAATTATTACCGTGGGCGCAGCGTTTGCCCGCGGTGCAAGGAGGGCTTGAAAAAATGACTCAAATCAGTAAAGACATATTGAATTTTGTAGAAGAAGCAAGACAAGAATTTGATAGTAATCCTTGGTATGAGACATATCGAAATGAAAATGAAACTCTTATTGCTCTTAGAATGGGAGTAGATCGGGATTGTATTGTAGTCTACAGGCTTGATGGATATGTAGCGAATTTTGTTCAACAAATGCCGCCTGCCCCATTAAAAAGAATCGTGGTGAAATCCAATTGAAGGTAAACATACTAGCTTCCGGTTCCAACGGTAACTGTATTGCGCTGACAAGTGGTAAATCTACCATTCTAGTGGATGCCGGAATAGCCAAAACAAAGATTGAAAAACGGCTGCTTGATGTAGGGATTGTGCCAACGAATGTAGTTGCTATCTTTATCACTCATGCCCACAAAGACCATACAAAAGGATTGCCATTGGCTAATAAGTACAATATTCCTGTGTACGCAGGAGAAGAAGAATGGAAGGATATTCAAAGTGTTGGTGAGGACTTAGTAAGCTTTATTGGTCAGGAAAGTGTTCTGTTTGATTACGAGGGTTACAATCCTTGGATAGAAATTATTCCATTCGATGTTCACCATGATGCATACGAACCAAAGGGTTACGTTATTCAAAGTGAAAACAGCAAAATTTCTATTTGCTTGGACACAGGCAAAGTAGACAGGGAAATGATTCAAGCTATGCAAGATTCTAGAGTTTATATAATCGAGAGCAACCATGAGCCACGAATGGTAGAAGCATCTACTTATCCAGATAGTGTAAAGGCTCGAATCTTATCAGATGTAGGACATTTATCCAATAAACAAACAGCAGATACCTTATCTGAGCTTGTCAGGGGAGTTGGGGAACAAATCTATCTAACTCACTTATCTAGTAATAACAACATGCCAGCTCTAGCCGAAATGACCACAGTTAGAGCGTTAAAACAAAAAGGCTTAGATCGAGATAAACATTATAAATTGGAGGTTATATAGATGGTTGTTAGAGTGCCGAAAGAAGTTGCTGAGGCCTTCGATTACTTTAAGAGAGTTTGTCCAAATGAAGATATCCGTAATTTAACGTTTATGGCCATCCCATATTCTGCAATAAAAGGTAAGGGAGCCGTCTTAAAAGAGTTTGCTCAAAGTTATCCAACGGATTATATAAAAGCCATAAGCAATGGTTACCTGCCTATTGTTGATGTTCAAAAGGAAGTAGAGGATATGATAAACGAATGGCTTGAAAAACCATATGTAGATGGTGAAAAGAAGGATATTGAAAGGTTTGCAGCTATGATAACCAATTATTTTCAAGTACAAAAATGAACGGATGATAGATTATGGCAAATCCACAACTGCATAACGGGCACACTCGGATTGCCAATGAAATTATAAATCAGATTATGAAGACCAATCTCAATGGAACACAATTTCGTTTAGTTATGGCCATATGGCGTTTCACCTATGGCTTTCAGCGCAAGGAATATGAAATGTCGGTCAGCTACTTGGCTAAACAGATAGATACCAGTAGAAGCCACGTTGATAGAGAGTTGAAAGCATTAATTGATAGAAACGTTATATCTGTAGCTGGGATTGGTCAAAAGGGGGCTCGAATCTTGTCTTTCAACAAGAATTACAAAGAATGGACTGAAAAAGAAGCAGTTAAGGAAGCTGTGCCGGAAATTAAACCAAAGAAAAAAGCAACCAGTAAGTCAAAATACACCGAAGACAACACCTATTACAAGATGGCCACTTACTTTTATAAAAAGGTCGAAAAGGTTGCACAAGATGCAGGATTACCGCATTTAACTAAAAAGGCTAATTTACAGACCTGGGCTGATGATATGAGAAAACTCATCGAACTAGATGGGGTAGACAAGCGCTTAGCTAAAGATGTAATGGATTGGGTAGTACAGGATCCATTTTGGCGAACTAACGTCTTATCAGCTAATAAATTACGTAAACAGTTTGCGCAGTTGGCTATAAAAATGAAAGCCGAAAAAGAGCCTACTAAGCCTAAACAGCCAAAGGACCCACGTGATAAGGAAATAGCATTGCAACAATGGATAGCAGAAGGGAACGATCCTGATGAATTCAACTGGAACAATTAGTGATTTATCAGCTGAACAATCAGTACTAGGTGCTGTGTTTCTCGATCCTAATGTACTTGATGAAATTTCGTTTTTAGAGGATAGGGATTTCTTAGATCACAGACATCAACAAATATACAGAGTAATGCGCTGGCTGGATAAACGTAACAAACCAGTGGACGTTGTAACTGTTACAGAAATGTACGTGCAGCATAATAGAGCAGACGAACTAAGCGTTACGTATCTAACGGAACTGGCAGAATCTTGTCCGACTACAGCAAATGTAGTCTATCACGCTAATATAGTTCGATCGAAAGCAATAAGGCGCAGAGGTTCGGAAATAGGTAATAAAATCACTGCTTTATCAAGGGAAGACTTTGAAACGGATGAGGAATATTTTTCGGCTGTAGAAGCTTTAGTTGCAGAAATGCGCCCTGATGACAATGGAAAAATGCGAAGTCTAGTTGAGACCAGGCAGAAGTATTTCGAGCACTTGTTGTCAAAAGAAATCACCTACATTGAGTCAGGCTTTCCTCAATTTGATGGATGGGCAAAGGGATTATACAGAGGAGATTTGTTTATCTCAGCTGGTCGTCCATCTGTAGGTAAAACAGCCATGTTATTACAGCGAGTTATAGGAGTTGCTGAGAGTGGCCCTGTTCTCATTTGGTCGCAAGAAATGGATGAGGATCAGTTAAAGGATAGAATGATTTCTAACATAACTGGTATACCTTTTAACCGTATTAGAAACAAGGAGCTTAGTCCAAGACAATATGCAGAGGTCGAAGAAGCATACAACCGATTGGAACAGCTGCCAATCTATATCCAAGATAGCAGCGGAGTAACTATCGAGGAAGTACGATCCACAGCTCGTAGGTTTAAACGTAAACATGGTGACCTTGCAATGGTAGCTGTGGACTATCTGCAAATCATGAAGATTCCTCAGCCGAAAGGGAGGACGAGAGCTGAAGCGATCGGAAAAGTCACTCAAGCTGCCAAACAACTAGCTCGTGAGATGAAATGTGTGTTTATGATGCTATCCCAAATGACTAGGGATAGCGATAAAAATCCTAAGAAACCAACTTTATCAGAGTTAAAAGAGTCTGGCTCAATTGAACAAGATGCGGACGTAGTAGAGTTTTTATGGCTTGATCCTAACGACACAGAGCAGCAGGGAAAGGTAGTGCAGCAGTTTATAGCCAAAGGGCGTAACACAGGATTAAATGAATTTAGGCTCTTGTTCCGTGGTTGGAAACAGCAATTTACTGAGTTGGATAAGAAAAAATCTTAGTTCTAGGAGAGATTTTTTTGAAACAAAGAGCAATTAGCTTTCAAGAAGCTATGACTATAAATTTATTTAAAGCAGTTGCGTATTGTCATCAGTATAGAAACGGAGATAGCGATGAAGTTTGGTTTCCTCGTAGATGTCTATGGGATAAGAAAATATATAAGCTGCCAATCCAAAATTATTCATTAGGCGATTTATTTAATGGTAAGTGGATTGTAGACGAAAAGGAGTAGACTCATGAGCCCACTAGAAGAACTATACCAAATTGCACATAAGATTCCAATGCAAGTATTAATGGACATAGACAAAAGAATTACCGACTGGATAGCTACAGGCGGTAACGAAAATGATCCATATATTGAGCAACAGGTGAGATTTGCGAAACGATTTGTGAAGGAGAATCAGAATGAAACTAAACAAGTTTGAAAAGCTGCTTAATGTGCTCCCAATGAAAAAGTTTAATTGCGACAGCTGTAAAATCGGCTTTTATATGCAAAGAGGAGAAGCGCGTTACTCTAAGAGGAAATATAAAGGTCCATTTTGTGATAAGTGTGGTGATAAAGCACGATGAGGTACGTAGGGATAGACCCAGCCAGTAAAACAGGCTTTGTTGCTCTAGCAAAAAGTGGCCAAGTTTTAAAGGCTAAGGAGCTTACTGGTATTGGTGATAAAGATCCAAAAAGGATGACAACTCTTATAAACGACATTGTTACCCATCTACAAAAAACAGATATTATTTGCATAGAGGGTATGCCATTTAACACGCAACGAGCTATGTTCGCAGGAGGGTTACACCATGGCATACGAAACGAATTGTACAAACAAGGCATCAGGTATTACGAAGTAGCTCCCAATGCTGTGAAAAAGTTTGTTCATGTAACTGGTTGGAAAGGTGAACCAGGGAATAAAAAGCGGTTAAAAGGGAAGGAAAAGAAACAAGCTGTAATGGCAGCTGTTAAAGAGCATTATGGCTTTGTGCATAGTAGTGACAACATTGTCGATGCCTACATTATGGCCCAAATAGCCAAAGCGTTAGTTGAACGAAAAGTAGCTCATAGTTATCAAGCTGAGGTTTTATATAACATAAAAGCTGGATGAACATAAAAGTAGTTTTAAGCTATTCTAAACGTTTTTGTTATTAAAATGAATAAAATATACTAGATTGGTATAAAAGCAGTCACAACAAGCCGTTTTTAAACCACATCTATATACAGAGGAGAATATAAATGTCAAAAATAGAATTGAGCGTACTGTTTAAGAAAATGCAGAAGGACGATAAAAAAGAGATTCTTGAGTTTCATGTGCAAGGTGACGAGCTCCAACACTCAGATGAACTGGTTCAACTTGCTGGAAATATAGCCTTGTTAGAAGTGAAAAACAGCGAAGTGGACAAGATAACAGCCGAGTTTAAAACCTTGCAACGTGATAGCAAAAAGACTGTGCTCAAGTTTAATGTTAAAGGCGATACCGAAATAATTAAGCTTTACACACTTGCTGGCAGTCATGTTGATTTGATATTAGAGCCATCGCAAATGAGCATTGAGGAATTTGAGGACATGGATCCACATGAGGGCATTGACTACAGTGTGAATAATGACGGAACTGTTGAAGTGGTAGAGGGACAAGTCAGCATGGATGATCTACCCAATGGGGAACCCGATGACGTTACCTTTGATGATCCTGATCTAAGTGATCCAGATATATTACTAGATTAATAACAACGCCCTGGGAAACCAGGGCAAACCTCTTAAAGGGGGAACTACCTTGAGTTTTGAACTACCGGAGTTAGATAGAAAAGCAACGCAAAAAGCGGTTGAAGCTGCATTGGAAAAATATCGCATATATAAATACTTAACATATGAACGAGAAGCATCCACTACGTCACATATTGATGATATTGGTGGAGGAAGAAACAATATACCTGGTGATCAGACAGGAAGTATTGCGGTACACAATGTTTCAGAACAGGAACGAATCAGGAAATATTGTGAACGCATAGAGCGATCTGTGAAACGATTGCCGAAAATGGAGCGTTTCTTGATTGAAGAAAGATACATGTCGGAGGAAGCTGAATACTTAACGGACTATAATGTTTATTGTTTTAAGTTTCAGCCGCCAGTTAGTGAAAGGACTTATGCAAAAATCAGATGGAAAGCTTTTTATAAATTGGCGTTGAATTTAAATATTGCTGTGTTAGCAGGTGAAAAGGATGGGTGA